AGGAGGATGGTGAATCATTATCAAACACAAATTAATAAACTATGTCAGAAGAAGCAAACGTAAGCGTAGGTAACGACAACGCTGGAGCATCCGCAGGAGTATCTGCTGGAACCGAAGTAACAAACACATCAGTAAGTGCTGGTGTAGAGGCAGGAGCAGAAGTTCATGCTGGAGTAGAGAATACAAACCAAATTGGAGATGTAACCATTTCACAAGAAGCTCATGCTGAAGCAGAGGTTCACGCTGAAGCAACAACTGAAGCTGGTTGGGATGGTAGAAATGCATATGTAGACGCTCATGCAGAAGTAGGAGCATCAACCGAAGTAGGAGCATCTAATTCAGTATCTTATGGTGGAGTAACTAACACAACCGAAGTTCATGCAGGAACAGAAGCAAAGGCTTATGTTGGTGCAAGCGGACAAGTAGGAGCCGATGGTGCAGAAGGACATGCAGGAGCAATGGCTGGAGCATCAGTTGGTGTTGGAGCATCTAATAGTACTTACGATGAAAATGGTAATGGAGCATCTGCCGGAGCTGGAGTATCAGCTGGAGTACAAGTAGGTGCTGAAGTTGGTGGTGGTGCTACAATGGATGATGGTGTTGCAACTATCGGAGTTGAAGGTGAAGTTGCTCTATTAGTTGGAGTAGATGTAGACCTTTCAGTTAGTGTAGATACTAAACCAGCTCAAGAAGCAGTAGTAGATACCGCAAACACAGTAGCTAAAGAAACTACTAAGGTAGTAGACAAAGTAGCAGAGCCTGTAAACAATGCTGGTAACGCTGTAGTAGGTGGGGCTAAAGATGCTGGTAACGCTGTAGTAGGTGGAGCTAAAGATACAGGAAAGAAATTAAAAAAGGCTTTTAAGTTTTAATTTAATAAGAGGTGATGTGCTAAACTGAGCCTATTTATCTCAAAGGGTATTCACTAAAGTTTTATTTAATTTGTTGCGCTATGTTCAATTATATAAAAAGAAAATTTATGGCGTTCTCAGACATCTTTAAAGATGACAATAGCTACAACGAGAAGAACATCGTTGGCTTTGCATCATTCGCAGTGATGGCCTTATTTGCTGGAGCTGATATCGTTACTGGTATTATGGGAATTGATTTAGTTATCTCTGATACTATCTTCAATTCATTCGTAATCATCGTACTTGGTTCATTCGGTATCGATGGCGTAACGAAAATCTTCAATAAGAATAAATCAGAAGAAGAAGAAGGATAATTATGGTACTTAAAAGAGGCGATAACAACGAGACCGTTAAGAAAGTTCAGAAGGTCTTAGGTGTAGAGCAGGTTGGTAACTTCGGTCCTAAGACCGAGACTGCAGTAAAGGAGTGGCAGAAGAAAAACGGCTTAGTAGCTGACGGCATTGTTGGCCCTGCTACTTTAGCTAAGATGGGTATTGTAGTAGAGGCAGCTCCTAAAGCAGCTGTTAAAGCTCCTAACAACACTCCATCTGCTGATGCTAAATACTCTAAGGAGAAGATCGAAGCTACAGTTAAAGAGAAAGGTTACCAATGGTTTGAAGGAGACTACCATCTTAACATTGTAGGTGTACGTAACTCAGATACAGGTACTAAAGTAACAAATGCTTTTGATGATAAGATTACTTTAACCTATCAGGTTGAAGGTAAGTGGATCTACAAAGAGTGGATGAACACAACCGACCCAGGTACTAAAGGAGTTAAAGAGTACCACAATGCTGCTGGAGTAGCTAGATTAGTTCCAGGTCAGTATATTAACTCTCACTTCTTAGGTAAGCACCAAGGTAAGTATGAAGCTCTTAAGCAAGGCGGTAAGGTAAAAGTATACCGTGATGCTAACAGAGATATGAATTATGATGAAAAAGTTATTCAAGAAGGTGTGTTTGGAATTAACATTCACAAGGCTGGCGCTAACTCTACTTATGTAGAGAACTGGTCAGAGGGCTGTCAAGTATTCAAAAGAGCTGCCGACTTCGAAGAATTTATGGAAATTGTTAGAGCGTCTGTAGCTAAAGGTCATAGTAAGTTTACTTACACATTGATCGAGTCTAAAGATATAGCTTAATAATTATGAAAGCAAGTACCTTGTTCCTGTCGATAACTGCTACACTAACCTTCATGTGCTCCTACTTTATGGAGCTTACAATGAGTAATGCCGAGCAATACTTAGCGTTGGTTGCTGTAGTATTTATCGATGGGTTCTTTGGTATTGCTGCTGGCATTAAAAGAGAAGGGTTTCAAACTAGAAAGGCCGTTAGAGTGCTTCAGAGAGCAATAACATGGATAGCTTTCTTAACAGTTATACTAATGGTAGAAAGAGGTTTTGCAGGCACAAGCTGGTTATCAGAAACAATCATCGTACCTTTCATACTACTTCAATTACTTAGCGCATTAAAGAATGCCTCAATGGTAGGTATTATTAAGAGCGCTGACCTCAAGAAGGTACTAGACAAAATCGATTTACATAAAGGAGAAAGAGCAGAATAAGTTGCTCGTTTAAATTATTATTCTTATCTTATAGTAAAGATTATACTATGAGTGAAGAACAAGCTAGTTATGGTCGTAAAGCAAGCGACATACTTAAAGAAGAATACCCTACCATTTATTCTGGCTATATGGCTATCGTGGAAGAGCAACTGGAGCTATTCAGCAAGAAGCATCTTGACTACGGTATGCATAACATTACTGCTGGTACTAGCCTTAGCAATGAAGAGGAGAGGTCTTTTGCTCTTGCAGGGCTTTGGTATCGAATGAGCGATAAGATCAATCGCTGGAAGAATCTAATCATCAACAATAGAGGAGCTCAGAATGAAACTCTATCAGATACCTTTCAGGATATCTGCAACTACGCAATCATCTGCCAGTTGGTAGAGAAAGGATTGTGGAAAAAATAAACTATGGCTAAAAAACTCCCAAAGGAGGTTACAGTAATACAGGAGTACAAAGCACGAAAGGTTGACTACGATACAGAGAAGAACATCTCATTTAGTCAGCTACTACTTTATAACTCTTGTCAATACAAATGGTATCTAACTTACCCTAAGAAGTTAGCACCTTACAAGCCTTCCATTCATACAGTCTTCGGTACTGCTCTTCATGAGACAATACAGGAGTGGCTGGATGTACTCTACAATCAAACTGTTAAAGCAGCTAATGAAATGGATCTATCTGAATTACTTTTAGATAGAATGAGGAAGACTTATAAGAAGGAACGTTATAATAACGGTAACGAAGACTTTACTACCTCTCAAGAGCTGCAACAGTTCCACGATGATGGAATGCAGATACTAAACTACCTTAAGAAGAAAAGAGCAACATACTTTAGTACAAAGAATAACTACCTAGCTGGAGTAGAGACTCCTATCCTTCAGGAGGTTAAACCTGGAGTAGTATTTAAAGGCTTTATTGATTTAGTCTTCTACAATAGTTTTACTGAGAAGTATCTTATCTTAGATATCAAAACATCTACTAGAGGATGGAGTGACTATGAGAAGAAAGATGAAACCAAAATATCTCAGATACTTTTATATAAAGAGTTCTTTGCTCAACAATTCAATACTGATGTAGAGAATATTGACGTAGAGTATTTTATTGTACGTCGAAAGATCTTTGAAGGAGGAGACTTTGTACCCAAACGAGTACAGCAGTATAGACCTGCCTCAGGAAAGATTAAACGTAAGAAGGCTATCGAAAGCATTAACAAGTTTGTTAATGAAGCTTTTGATGATAACGGTAACTATCTTGAAAGAGAGTATCCTAAGCAGCCTTCTAAGAGTAATTGTATGTTCTGTCCATTTAAAGAAAATCCTTTATGTAATGTAGCCGTAAAGTAGATCTCTGTATATTTATATATACATATATAATACTAAAGGCTATGAGTGAAAAAAAGCTAACCAGCGTAAGGGTTGAGCAAGAGTTATTTGAGCAGTTTAAAATTCAATGCGTAAGGCATAAATTTTCTTTCCAAAAGCTTGCCGACCGAGCAATTTTTCTTTATCTTACAGATGATAGATTTAGAGAGAAGTTACATAAACAAACTGATATTAATATCAAATAAATGAACGACAAGTTAAGTTATATTAAAAAGGATGATCGAAAGAAGATCTTTTTATTATCAGATGACATTAGGTTACACTCCGGAATTGCTACTATGGCAAGAGAGATAGTCATTCAGACAGCTCATCATTACAATTGGGTCAATCTAGGAGGCGCTATGAACCATCCTGATGATAAGAAAGCATTTGACCTATCAGCAGATATAAATAAACAAGTAGGTATCGAAGACGGATACGTTAAGCTATATGCTACATCAGGATATGGTACTGCTGATATTGTTAGAGAGCTGATTAAGGTAGAGCAGCCTGATGCTATTTTACACTTTACCGATCCTAGATACTGGACCTGGCTGTATGATATTGAGCGTGAAATCAGACAAGAAGTGCCTCTCTTCTATCTGAATATCTGGGATGACTATCCTACTCCTCTTTATAATAAAAGTTTTTACGAGTGTTGTGATTTATTAATGGGCATCTCTAAGCAGACTGTTAATATTAATAAGATGGTCTTAGATGAGAAGGTTAAAGGTAAAGTAATGAAGTATGTACCTCATGGCATTAATACAGACTTCTTCTTTCCTATCAATAAAGACTATAAGAACTACGATAAGTATTTAGAGTTTAGAAATAGTATCTTTGAAGGAAAAGATATTGAGTTCGTTGTCTTCTGGAATTCTAGGAACATTCGACGTAAGTCACCAGGTGATGTTATTTTGTCTTACAGACAGTTCTGTGATTTAATCGGACCGGAGAAAGCTAAGAAGTGTGCTTTAGTAATGCATACCCAAGCAGTAGACCAGAACGGTACAGACTTATATGCTGTTAGGGAAGCTGTATGTGACCCAAGCTATGTAAATGTATTCTTTTCTCAGAGTAAGTTATCAGCCGAGCAGATGAACTGGCTTTATAATATGGCTGATGTAACAACTCTTATCTCTTCTAACGAAGGATGGGGCTTAAGCTTAACAGAAGCTATGACTGCTGGCACTATGATCATTGCAAACGTTACCGGAGGTATGCAAGACCAGATGAGGTTTGTAGATGAGAATGGGGAGTGGTATACTCCTAATCCAAAGGTACCTTCTAACCATATGGGTACGTATAAGGAGCATGGTGAATGGGCTGTGCCTGTATTCCCTTCCAACATCTCATTAGTAGGTTCAGTCCCTACTCCTTACATTCATGATGACAGATGTGACTTTAGAGATGTAGCTCAAGCTATTAAAGAAGTATATGAACTATCTAAAGAAGAGAGAGATCGTAGAGGTATGGCTGGACACGATTGGGTTCGCTCTAATGAAGCTAAGATGACAGCTGAGGCTATGGGAGCTAATATAGCTGAATGTATGGAAGAAGCTTTTAAAGCTTTCGTACCTAGAACTAGATACGATCTAACCAAAATAGAAACTCTTCCCAGTAAGTATGTTAAACACGCAATGGTATATTAATGAGCAAGATTAAAGTTGTAATAAGCTGTCCGATTGATACGTACAGCGGTTATGGAGCAAGAAGTAGAGATTTAGTCAAAGCTCTTCTTAAGACAGGAAAGTACGATGTTAAGATTCTATCTCAACGTTGGGGCAATACCCGCTTTGGTTACTTAAATGATCATAGCGAGAGCGAACTAGCCTCTCTTATTATTCCTCAGCTAACAGCCAAACCTCAAGTATGGATGCAGGTAACTGTACCTAATGAGTTCCAACCTGTAGGTGACTACAACATTGGTGTTACTGCCGGCATTGAGACTACTATCTGTGACCCTAGCTGGATTGAAGGCTTGAATAGAATGAATCTTAATCTAGTATCTTCTAATCACGCAAAGGAAACATTTGAACGTTCTAAATTTAATATAGAGAAGGACGGTAAGGCACAAGGTCAAATTGAATTGCAGAAGCCTGTAGAGGTCTTATTTGAAGGAGCTGATCTAGAGAAGTACTTTAAGACCGGTACGATGGCTAATATGGAGATCAATTTAGATCTAAACAGTATTAAAGAGTCATTCTGTTTCTTGTTTGTAGGTCATTGGCTACAAGGAGACTTCGGACAAGATAGAAAGAATGTTGGTTATATGATCAAAGCTTTCCTAGAAGTGTTTAAGAATAAGAAGAACCAGCCAGCTCTTATTCTAAAGACTCAATCAGCTAATGCTTCTATTTTAGATAGAGATAACATCTTAAGAAAGATAGATGACATTAGAAAGACAGTTAAGGGCACTCTTCCTAACATCTACCTTCTACATGGTGAGATGGACGACTCAGAGATAAACGAGCTATACAACCACAGTAAGGTAAAAGCTATGGTTAGCTTTACTAAAGGAGAAGGCTTTGGAAGACCTCTGTTAGAGTTTAGCTTAGTTAATAAACCTGTTATTGCTTCAGCCTGGTCAGGACATGTAGACTTTTTAGATCCAGAGTTCAGCATACTTGTAGGAGGATCGCTAACAAACGTACATCAGAGCGCTGTAGTTAAGAATATGATCTTAGCTGAGTCACAATGGTTTAGTACTAATGATAGTCAAGCCGGACTAGCTCTTAAAGACGTGTTTGATAACTATAAGAAATATGCAGAGCAAGCTAAACGTCAAGGATATAAGTCTCGTACTAACTTTAGCTTTGATAAGATGGTAGAGCGTTTAGAAGAGATCTTTACAACTAACCTACCTAAGTTTGCTCAAGAAGTAAAACTAGAGTTACCTAAACTATCTCTACCTAAACTACAAAAAATCGAATAATGTTTACCTACCCCGAACAGTATAAGTTTACAGAGAAATGGTTTGATCCAATGATTCCAAATTGGAATGAACTGTTTAATTACTACTTAAAAGAGAGTACAGTTAAGAATGTTTTAGAGGTAGGATGCTACGAAGGTAGAGCTACCGTCTATCTTTTACTGCAGCATTTAGATAAAGATGTAACCTACGAAGTTGTAGATACTTTTGGAGGTACTTTAGAAGAGTCTGGTATGACTGGAACAGTTAGTCGACTATCTGAGAGTGATTTTATATATGAAAACTTTATGCATAATATGTCTCAACATACAGACATAGATTTAAAAGTACATAGAGAGTACAGTCAATTAAAACTACCTCAGCTTTATCAGGAAGGTAATAAGTACGACTTCATTTACATTGATGCATCTCATAGAGCAGATGATACTTTTGTAGATGCGTACTATGCTCATAAGATGTTAAACCCTGGAGGGTTATTAATATTTGACGACTTCGGCTGGAAAGACCCAGCACAGCCACACCCAGTTCATTCTCCAGAGCTTGGTGTACGTAGCTTCTTTACAATGTATAGTGAAGACTACAGGCTGGTATTAAATGGATATCAAATAGGAGCAATAAAGAATAAGTAAATGGAACAGTTAACTACCTGTAAGAGATGCGGAAGCAATGCTTGCTATGAACAGCAAGTAAACGAAGAGGTCAAGACTTGGCTATGTATGGGATGTGGCTTTACTACATCTACCGTAATGACAGAAGGATCAGAACCGATTAAGAACATCCTAGAGACATCTCCTGAGCTGTATAAAGATCTTATGCATACAGACGATGAAGGACATATCTGGGTACCTTCTACAATCACTCTACCTAACAGAGGTATGGTCTTCTTAGACGGAACATCAGCTACTGATTGGAAATGGGCTGCTGTTAAAGCAGTACCGCTAACAGAAGGTGATAAAAAGATGTCTAAAGACCAGACTCATAAAATGGATATGAAGAACGTCCAACACTTCCAAGAGCGAGACTTTATGGACGCTCTAGAGGTAATTGGCTTTTACGAAATGTTATGAAGTTAAGCTACGCCATTACAGTTTGTAATGAACTAGAAGAAATAAAAAGGTTAGTACCTTTCCTGAAAGAACATAAACGTCCTCAGGATGAAGTAGTTGTACTCTTTGATCAGAAGAATGGCGATAAGGAAGTTATTGACTACCTAATAAAGTTTAATAAGTATCCTAACATTCAGACCTGGAGAGGTTACTTTGAGAATGACTTTGCTGAATGGAAGAATGCTCTCAATAGATACTGTACAGGTGATTACATCTTTCAGATAGATGCTGATGAGATGCCTACAGAGTATATGATGAAACTTATCCCTCAGATCATTGAAGCCAATCCTGTAGACCTAATCAGAGTTGCTAGAGTTAATACTGTAGAAGGTCTAACAGAGGAACATATCCGCAAATGGGGCTGGCAGGTAAATGAAAAGGGATGGGTTAACTATCCTGACTACCAATGGCGCATCTATAAGAACGATCCTAGAATTAGATGGTGGGGTAATGTACATGAGAAGATTATAGGTCATGGTACCTTCGCTCACCTACCAATGGAAGAGACAGAGCTAGCATTAAGACATGCTAAGACAATCGAAAGACAAGAGAGACAGAATAACTATTACGATACATTATAATGGAACAGATCTATTCAAAAGTAGACCCTGAAAAGCTTCTACATATTATCGTTCGTAAGGAAGACCTAACACCAGGACGTGTAGAGGTTGTACCTGAGAATCATTTCATACAATGTGCTCTTCTTAATATGGAAGAAGGTAAAACATTTAGACCTCATAAGCATATTTGGAAAGAAAGAACTAGAAACGTTATTGCTCAAGAGAGTTGGATTGTTATTCAGGGCAGTGTGCGTTGTACATTCTTTGATACAGATGATCAGATTATTGCTGAACCTATTCTACAGCCAGGAGATGCTTCCTTTACTTTAGAAGGAGGACATACTTATACAATCTTAGAAGATAATACTCTTGTGTACGAATATAAGACAGGTCCTTATGAAGGACAGGCATTAGATAAAACCTTCTTAGATGGACAATAGGTTTGTTATCATCACTACATGTTACAATGTAGAACCTTATATCAGGATGAACATTCATATGAATCGATTCCAATCATATAAGAATGCTCTCTTTGTATATGTAGATGACAATTCAAAAGATACCACTTACAGTACTTTAACTCATTTAGGTTTTGCTGATGATCGTTTTCTTATTCTAAAGAATACAGACAATGGCAGTCAAGGTAAGGCATTTATGTATGCAGTGAACTACCTAAAGAGTAATAATCTAATTAGTGAGGAAGATATAGTTGTAGAGGTAGATGGTGATGATTGGCTATCAAGCACGTTTGTATTACAGTACCTCAATGAAGTATATCAGAACAAAGACGTCTGGATGACCTTCGGACAATACCAGATGTGGCCTACAGCACAGCTAGGAGGACATCTTGAAATGGATATTCATCCAGAAGTAGATAAAGCAAACACTCATCGTCAATATGCTTTTCCATATTCACATCTTAAGACATATAAGTTTTGGTTGCTGGATAAGATAGAGCGAGAAGATTTAATTGATCCTGCTACAGGAGAGATCTTTGCTGCAGCTTGGGATCATGCTCTTTGTTTACCGATGGTAGAGATGGCAGGTAAAGATCACATCTACAGATGCCCAGACGTGCTCTATATACTCAACCGAGATCAAGAGCTACAGAACGAAGGAAAGCTCAGAACGACTGAGCAAAAAGAAACAGAACAGAGAATTAGAGAGGGTAAAGTCTACCAGAGGTTATGATAGTATTTGTTGTTGGGTTATATAAATCAGGAACTTCTCTGATAGCCTCTATGCTGGAAGAGATAGGATGTGAGACTATTGTCGATAGGTTAGCTACAACTAAAGGACTAACCAGAGAGTATGACATTAAAGAAGCATACTTTGTTAACCAGCTTAATAATAAAATACTCTCCACATACTCTAATGCTGAGATTTATTTTAAGAATGAAGACTTACCAGAAGTTATTGATGAGTCATTCACAAACCTTATTAAAGATTATCTAGCACAGCTTAAAGGTAGAACTGTCTTCATTAAAGACCCTCGCTTTATCGGTACACTAAAGTACTGGGTGGCAAACATACCAGAGGGTGAGGAGTATAAAGTCGTATACGTTGACCGTACTGAAGGACTAGAAGACTCTTTTAGGATCGATAAGTGGTTTAGTGATAAGATAACAGATGGTGACTATACAAGAGCAATTAGCTCTTTAAAGAGTAACTACTATAAGACTAGAGGACAGTTCAAAGGTATTGAGATTGATTTTGATACTCAAAGAAAAGATCAAGTTAAGTTAGGTCATCTACTTTACAACTTTGTTACTCAAGACTTTGATAAGACTTACAGAGTATACTTCCATAACTACTTTCTACCTTCTAAAGAACTTACAGAGCTGTTCAGTAAACAGACCCCAGGTAGTAGCGGTGTATGGAAGAACCTAGTAGCTGTTGACAATATTAATCAGGCTGACTATGAAGTAGCTCAAGATAAGACAGATGGAAAGTATAATGCTAGTAAGTTAATCTTCTTTGGAAGAGAGCCTAAACACATCTTCTATCATGACATACCTCAAGCGGCATATAACTTTCATCATGAGAAAGGGAATAGCCATATGCCTCAAACCTGGTGGGTGAGTCAAACATATGATGAGTTAGTAGCTAATACTTCTACAGATAAGCAACACCTACTTAGTATTATTGACTCAGGTAAGAGCGGAGTAATCGGACATACCAGAAGAGTAGAAGCAATTGATAAGTTACATAGTTCAGATATCGATCTACACATCTACGGAAAGACTAAACGTTATACTGGTCAGAAGTATTTAGGAGAGCTTCCTCCTAGAGATAAATCTAACGGACTGTTAAACTATCGCTTTAACTTAGCAATTGAGAATGGACAGACAGATTTATATTTCTCTGAGAAGTTCTGCGATCCTATCCTCTGTAACACCTTCCCAATCTATGTAGGATGTAAGCAGATTGATAAGTTCTTTCCTGAAGGTAGTTACTTTACTATTGACTTAAATAAAGATGTAGTAGCTCAAGTTAAAGATATTATAAGCATTCCAGTAGAAGAGCTAAACTACTCTGCTTTGTTTGAAGCTAAGGACCTAATACTAAACAAATATAATATCTGGGATACTATCCACAGAGTCATTCATACAGGTAAGACGTTATGAGGTATATACAATCAGCTCCTATAGACTTTACAGACCCTGATATAGGACGTAGCAGCTCAGGCCATAAGTTCCATAATTGGATTACTGGATTGTACTTAAGTAAGTTATTTGATCTCGAATACATCTACAGTCCTTTCACAGGAGATGCTGAAAGGTATGAAGCTTTTCTAAACCTGCATACTGCCTACCGTAACATCACTCAAGTAACACCTACATTGATTATTAACGTAGGTACTCCTGAGTTCTGTCATAACGATGAATTAGACCATGCCCTATACACTAACAGTATTACTTCGTTAGAGACTGTGATTGAGAATAGTCCCGATGGTACATTATTCCGATTAGGACATAATCCATTCCCAGGGCTATTAACACAGTACTACTCTCAAGTTGTAGAGGAGCTTCAACAAGCTTACTGGTCGTTGGATAGAGGTATTGAACTTAAGTATAGTAGAGATAAAGTATCTGTTGCTATTCATATACGTAGAGGAGATATTAATGCTAGTAAGAATCCTGATCGCTGGTTAGATCTAAACTACTATGCAGACATTATAGATAAGGTCAACTCAGAGCTGAGCTCTTTAGACATTCATATCTTCTCAGAAGGACATCCAGAAGACTTTAAAGTTCTTATGAGAGAGAATGTAACCTTACAATTAGGAGGTTCAGATTTAGAAGCACTTCATCATATGAGTGCAGCAGATATACTTGTGACAGGACAGAGTAGCTTCTCTATTATGGCTAGTTACTTTAACAGAGGAGTAATCATCTACACTCCTTTAAAGAACCTAATGTACAATTGGAATGATGAGCACAGAATGCACATCGATAAAATAGATTTTAAATCTTTAAAGAAAAGATTCGATGGTAGATAAAAGTTTTGTACTAAATAACTTTCCTGCTCAAAGCAGAGGAGTAGAGATAGGAGTATGGAAAGGAGAGTACTCTAAAGTAATTGCCGATAGAATATCACCAGCAGCATTGTATTTGTGCGACCCTTGGCTGTTTACTCCTCAACATCCAGATAGATGGTACGGAGGTACTCAAGCAACATCTCAGCAAGACATGGATAACATTTACGGTAACGTAGTAGATATGTTTGCTGATAATCCTAATGTACATGTCATAAGAGATGTAGGAGCAAACCTATTAAACTATATTCAAGCCGGTACATTAGATTGGACGTACATTGATGGTGACCATAGCTATGAAGCTGTACTTCAAGATCTAATTATCAGTTATGAATTAATTAAACCAAAAGGATTTATAACAGGTGATGACTTTGATAACGGTAACGATATTCATAAAGCTGTGGAAGAGTTTGTAAATAAGTACACAGACCAAATCGAAAGTGCAATAGTACAAAGTAGACAATTTATTATAAAACTTAACAAGTTATGATTAAATTAAATCTAGGCTGCGGCTGGAGAGACTTTGGACCTGAGTGGGTTCATATCGACGGAGGTGATTATCCTCATCTAGACTCTAAAGACATTATTAATCTTCCTTACGAAGATAATTCTGTGGACCTTATCTATGCCAGTCACGTACTGGAATACTTTGATAGAGATCAAGCTAAAGAAGTTCTAACTAAATGGCATAGCAAACTAAGACCAGGAGGTATTATTAGATTAGCTGTACCTGACTTTCAAGCTATGGCTAAGTTGTATATTGAGCAAGGATATCCTCTCTCAAAGTTCTTAGGACCTCTCTACGGAAAGATGCCTATGGGCAACCAGACCATCTATCATAAGACAACTTATGACTTTACGGAGTTGGAATCCTTATTAAAAGTTCTTACATTTAGTAATATAGAGACGTATGACTGGCAGCAGACTGAACATGCATCATTCGATGATCACTCTCAGGCATACATCCCTCATATGGATAAAGAGAACGGAACACTAATTAGTTTAAACGTACAAGCTACAAAATGAGCTTTGAAGTAGTTACACAATTTGAAAATAAGATAGCAGAGTTCTTCGGAGCACCTCACGCTATTGCTGTCGATAGTTGTACACACGGCATTGAACTAGCTCTGAGATATACTCAAGCAGATCATATCGTAGTACCTAAACGTACATATCTATCTATTCCTTTCCTGGCTAATAAGCTCTGGATTGATCTCTTTTGGAAAGATGAAGAGTGGAAAGATTATTACTACCTGTCAGAAAGTATCATTGATGCTGCTGTACTATGGGAACCTAATAGCTACATCCCAGGAACGTTTATGGGCATTAGCTTTCAATACCAGAAGCATCTCTCATTAGGTAGAGGAGGAGTATTGTTGACTGATAATATTGAAGCAGCTACTCAGATAAAGAAGATGTCTTACGATGGACGTCTACCAAACATTCCTTGGAGAGATCAAAACATCGATACAGCTGGCTATCATTACTATATGACACCTGAAGTAGCTCAGAAAGGATTAGACAAACTACCAGAAGCTATCGCTACACCTCCGCGTAAGTGGGCTGTAACAGACTGGCCTGATTTAACACAAATGGATATTTTTAAAAAGTAATTATGAAGAAAGCTTTTATCACAGGCATTGCCGGACAAGATGGCTCTTATCTTGCAGAGTACTTAGTAAGCTTAGGTTACGAAGTGCACGGCATCATTCGCCGTAACTCTACTCCTGAACATCAGGAATCTAGAATCAACCACCTTGAAGGAAAGGTAACAACCTATTACGGAGACCTTCTAGATCAGAGCAGCTTAGAGAAGCTTCTGAGAGATATCCAACCTGATGAGGTTTATAATATCGCAGCACAATCACACGTTCGTATCTCATTTGAGATTCCTCAGTTCACTGTTATGACAAACGCCTTAGGTGTAGTTAATATACTAGAAGCAGTTCGCAATAACTGTCCTAATGCTAAGTTCTATCAAGCTTCCTCATCAGAGATGTTTGGTAGCTCAGTAGATGAGGATGGCTATCAGAGAGAGACAACTAAGATGACTCCTGTATCACCTTACGGATGTACTAAAGTGTTTGGCTATAACATCGTACGCAACTACCGCAATGCATATAAGATGCATGCATCAAATGGAATCTTATTCAATCACGAATCACCTCGTAGAGGTTCTAACTTCGTTACTAACAAAGTAGTTAAAGCAGCTGTTCGTATTAAGTTAGGCCTGCAAGAGAAGTTAGAGTTGGGTAACATGGATGCTTATCGTGATTGGGGACACTCTAAAGATTATGTCCGTGCTATGCATTTAATCATGCAACAAGACGAACCAGGTGACTGGGTAGTGGCTACAGGAGTTACTCATTCAGTTAGAGAGATGTGTGAGTATGTCTTTGGTAAGCTTGGACTAGACTATAACGAGTATGTTATACAGAATCAAAAGTTCCTACGTCCGGAAGAGCTTAAGTACCTAAAAGGAGACTCTAGCCGTATTCGTTCACTAGGATGGGAGCCTGAATACACTTTCGAGACTCTGATGGATGAAATGATTGAGCACTGGCTAGAAGTATATAACAAGTGAGAGTAGCATTCTTTACAGAGATGGGCTTTGCTGGAAAGGTACCTCGTACGCATACAAACATGCGTACAGAGTTTGCCTGGATGGTGGCTATGGATGCAGATCATTACAACCTCAAGCAGTTACCTGAGCAGGAATATGATCTAGGAATTGTTATCAATTCTAAGAACCATCCTGACTGGGTTAATGTAGAAGGATTGAAAGCTAAATGTAAGCAAGTAGGTATTATGCAAGAAGGACCCTTCTGGTACTTTCAGGACTATCCTCTAGCAAACCAGGTACACTACTTCAATAACCTAATGGCTGCAGACATCATCTTTGTACATAATGAAGTCGATAAAGATTACTACAAAGGTTTAACCAATCATCCTGATGTAAGAGTATTACGTTCGTTGATGATAGAAGATCCTATCGGCGATATTACTCCTGCAGAAGAAAGAACCGGAGTAATGATAGGCGGTAACTTTAAGAGCTGGTACGGAGGTTTTGACTCCTTTATGCTAGCTAGAAGTATCACAGATGAGATATACTCTCCACAGATGGGCAGACGTCAAGAAGGAGAAGAGCAGCTAGGTATCACTCAACTACCTTACCTAGAATGGAACCAATGGATAACTGAACTAAGTAAAAGAAGGATTGGCATTCATATGATGAGGACTCATGCTGCTGGAACCTTTGCACTTAACTGTGCCTACTTAGGCATCCCTTGCATAGGGTATGAAGGCTTAGACACCCAACGCATACTCCATTCAGAGTTAACTGTCAAGGATGGAGACTTAGCTACAGCAAGAGAGTTATTGCAACAGTTGCATAACGATGAAGAGTTTCGTAACTTATGTAGCAAACAAGCCAGAGAAGCCTACCAACAGTACTACACAGAAGATAACTTCAAAAAAGAATACCTATCATGAATGGAGCATGGATGCATGATAAAGAGAGAGCTGTAATAGAAAAACACCTTACACCAGACTCAATAATGTTTGAATGGGGTTCAGGAGGAAGCACTCAGCACTTCGCACAACTCGTTAAAAGAATATACTCAGTAGAGAATAATCAAGGCTGGTACGATAAAGTAACTGAGATGCTGGAAGGTGTTGATAACGCTACATTATACTATAAGTCAGGTGAACCTAGCTCTACATTCTACCATCAATCTACATACGAAGACTATGCAGAGTATATTGATGCAATTGAGCTGCCAAAGGAACAATTTGATTTAGTACTAGTAGACGGACGAGCAAGAAGGCTCTGTGCATACAAAGCTCTGGAGTACCTAAAAGAGGACGGAGTGTTGGTTATTCACGATTGGTGTGAACGTTCACCTTACTGGTGTGTACAGGACTACTATGACTTAATTGAGAAGGTAGATGATACTCCTCAGACTATAGCAGCATTTAAACCTAAAGCTAATTGGAGAGAGATAGAAGGATATGATCTCACTCTAGATACATTTGAAAGAATAGAAGGATGAAAATAAGTCTTATACAGCCGTCCAGAAATAATCTTAAGTACCTTAAATGGTCTTACGACGCCATTAGAAAGAATCAGGAAGGTCATGAGGTAGAGGTCTGTGTAGCAGATGATGCATCAACAGACGGTACCTGGGAGTGGTGTCAGGAGATGATGGAGAAAGATCCTCACTTCAAAGCTATCTTAAATGATACTGGAAAGAGATTGGGACATACTATTTTGTATGACCGTTTGATTAACGAGGTAGCTACCAACGACATCGCTATGATCTATCATGCCGATATGTATCTATGCCCAGGAGCATTAGATGCTATTGAGCAAGAGATTAAACCTCGTACAATTGTTTCTCTTACTAGGATTGAACCTCCTCTACATCCAGATGGACCTGAGAAGATTCTAAGAGACTTTGGAGTAGAGCCAGAAGAGTTTAAAGAAGAAGCTCTGTTAGCATTTATTAACAGCCGAGTACCTAATCAGGATATAACAGAAGGTATCTTTGCTCCTTGGGCATTCTATAGAGAAGACTTCCAGAAGATCGGAGGACATGATCCGTTATATGCTCCTCAGTCAAAAGAAGACTCAGACATCTTCAACCGTTTTATGTTAGACGGAGTAAGCTTTGTACAGACCTGGCACGGTTGTGTTTACCATATGACCTGTAGAGGTAGCAGACGTAATACAGTTGATAAGGCTAAGAACATCTATGAAGATAGTCCAGAATGGTTAGCACAGAATGAAAGAAGCACTCGTAACTTTATTCGTAAATGGGGTCACTTTGTTAGGCATGATGCGTTAATGAAGCCAATCGTACCTCCTAAATACAATATAGCTATTAGAGTATTCAATGCTACTGAAGCATTACTAAGAGTATTAGAGCCTTGGTGTGATACAATTTATGTTGACCTGTTACAGGAAAAGATTGATAGTTATATTCAACAAGAGCAACCAAACACTGCTTACGATTTGAGAGAAAGAATTGTAGATAAAGCTGGAGCGGATACTACTGTACGTATCGATGGTAAGACATTCGGTGCACAGGACTTCCAATACATTCAAATGCTTCCAGACATCCTAAAAGAAAATCAGGCCATAGGTAAATTTAAGCTAGGTAATATCGAGCTTGCTGTTGAACGTCTGACTGAATACCAAGATCAATTAATTAATTTATAACATGGGTAAAGTTCATCTCCAGGATTTGGACAAGTACGAAGATGAGGTTGAGCATTATAAGCCAATCAAAACTAACAAAAAGAAAAAACCAACTCCTATTTATAATAAAGACTTTCCGGACGAGTTGGGGAGTTAAGAGTGAGTTCGTATATTTAGATCAATATGAAAGAGCAATTATTACAAGAGGTTAAGAGCGTTATCGCTGAGGCTACCAAAGTTAACTACAAAGGACATACGTTTGTTCTTCGAGTAGATGTTAACGAGGACCCTAATAAGAAAGGCGTTAAGGTTCAATTCCTTCCTACTACCTTTGGAGGCATCTCTCCTACAGAGCAGAATGACATTGCTATGGCTCTGGGTGAGAAGCTTGATGCCGGATTAGGACATCTTGGCATGAGAGTAGAAAGAGATCGTAACCTAAAAGATAGGAGCATCATTGGATTCTTCATCTACATTGAATACTTAGATAAGATTATCAGACAAGCACTTCAATCCTAAAACTCACAGACATATGAAAAGGTTCTCGTTTTACAGCCGGGTAGATAAAAGCCAGGAGGCTATTGCTACGGTCGTTGCTACCAGCCGCCTTAGTGCTGCTAAAAAGTTTGCTCAAACAAAACAGTTGCCTCTTAAAGATTTTCTTCGTATATTTGGCGTCAGTAAATGAATGAGAAAGATTTAATACGAGCACAGATAAAGAAGTATCTGAAACTAAAGTATCGGATACGAGAAAAGCCTATAGCAGAAGAGCAAGTGAACAAACAGCTATTCATAGAATCAATTACTATCTTAAAAGAGATAAACGATCGTACGGACTTCCTTATTGGAGAGATCGGAATCGATACCTCTCCCTATGAAGATAAATTCTTTAGAGTAATTGAAAACCTAATGAGGATGGCTTTCAATAAGCATCAGATCTTTTTAGTGCAGATGTATCTAAATGATATTCCTGAAGCAGGAGACGATTGGGACGGAACAATAACCGTACAGGTAGGAAAGAAAGAAGAGAAAGTTAACTTTAAGACTCCAGAAGATGTCTGGAATGCTATTCAAAAATTCAACTAACAAATATGGAAAAAAGGTTTTGTAAAGTATGTGGGGAAGAAATTAACCCGCTACGAGTTAAGGCTCTGCCTTCAGCAGTGACGTGTGTAGAACATTCTAATACTTCCCCTAAGCGTGGACGCATCCTCACTTTAGGAGAAGGAGATCATACCTACAATGAGATTGAGATCTTAGACGAAGAGACATACCGTTACGTAACTGCTATTGAATTTGGAGAGCGATCACCGTTAGATGAGATGCCAGAACTTCAAGACTATTCAGCAACATCGCTAGCAGACTACACAGGTAGCTTGAAGAATAGAGCAGCTAAGATTATTGAAGAAGACGAAGAGGAAGGCTTTGTACTTCCAGATGATTACGATGAGCGAGAAGACTAGAGGACGTCCTAGAAAGATTCTCACCAGAGAGGATATTGAACGAGCAATCAAAATGACAAAGTCAAATAAGGCTGCCGCTCGATACCTTCATGTCTCATTCCCGCACTACAAAGAGTATGCTAAGATGTATAAGAATGAAGATGGAGTAACTCTCTATGCTTCTCATCTTAATCAATCAGGAAAAGGTATACCAAAGTTTCTTTCCGGCAAAGGTAAAGAACCATCCATTCAAGGACTGGTTGAAGGTACCGTTCCAGTTGAGCATTTCAAGCCTGAAAAGATTAAGCAGAAGTTATTCGCTGAAGGATACATTCAGGAGGAGTGTAAGCGCTGTGGCTTTAACGAGGCTAGATTATTTGACAACAAAGTACCTTTGATATTAAATTTCAAAGATAAAAATCGTCACAATTATAATTTAGATAACATTGAGATGTTATGCTACAATTGCTCATTCCTTTATGGAGCAGCTCCTATGACTGAAGAGCAAGTAGCACAGATGGAAAGTTTCATAGAGAAGAATGGAGTAAAGGAACACGATTGGGAATTAGACCAAGCACACATCGAGCATCTGAAAGAGTTAGGACTGTGGGAGGATGAGAACCAACGCCCAGGAGATGAATTCATTGCCAGGATATGAAGAAACCAGACAACGTAGCAGACAATCCTGGACTCCTTCCCTACGGCAGTAACGTTAGTGCTCCAGCAATCCGGACAGAAGATATAGATGCCTGGAAGCAGAGAGGCGTTAATAAAGTTAATAAGCAACTCAGTACAAAGTTTGAGGAACTCAAAGAGGAGTACAGAAGACTTGTGCAAGAGTTTCAATGGAATGAATTAGTTTATACTGCTAAGTTTGCATACGAGCCTGTGATAGGAGAAACCTATCACCTGTATGTTGGTAATAATGGAGCACCGTTCCTATCTTTAATTGGCCCGAATGAATGGAATAGAGAGCACATTGGTTCTTTTAGATTAGATAGTAATCAAAAATGGATTAAGATATGAAACCAGTACCTCGAAAGCGTCAACGTCCTCAATTAGATCAGGAAAAGAATAAGCAATACCTCTTAAAGAAGCATGCTGACAAACTTCTTGAGCAAGATAAACAAAATGATAAACTTCGGGAAAAGTTGCTAGACCGAGATATTTTTTCTATCTTTAACGACGAAGAAGAAAAAGAATAAAGGTTATGGCTGAAAAGACTGGTGACTTAGAGAAGTTACTTTATGACTTTAACACTGCAGGAGTGTTAGAGATTCAAATGGCAGATGAGAAATGGTACCGAGTTATCGCTCCTCGTTTCCGGAGCTGGGATGGTCCTAGACGTATTACTGAACCACAGTATACTGAAAGAGCTAACCCATACGTTCCTATGCGAACCTATTTATATGAAGGTCCTCTATACCTCTTTAAGACTAATAAGAAGGTCAAAGGTAGTAACTCGTTGCAATTTATTGAAACTTTAAACAATAAGAAATGAAACAGTTTAACTTCGATACCCCAGAAGACTTTGAGAACTTCTTTTCCGGACGTAACCTAGAGGTTGCTGATGCTATTACAGAAGGTATTAGGGTAGCTGTTAAGGCTAAGAAAAAGACTGCTGATCTATTTGAAGTAGCCTTTGATGGAGATGATAACTACTTTGAGGTTGCATTACCGGTAGGTGAATGGCCTGTAGCATTAGATAACTGTCTAAGGCATTATGAAGAAGCAGAGCGTTTTGACGACGCTATTGATACCTTCCAGCTTTTAAAAGAAGTTACAGATGCAATCTAGAGAACTGTTTAGCCGGACGGATAAAGACGGAGTAACAATTACATACTACACCAATCAAAACAATTCTGTAATCTGGACTGACTCATCTTATCCTCGAAACTTTAAGAGTTTAGAAGAGCAGTTAGAGGAAGAAAATGAAAAGCTTCCAAAGCATAAGAGAAAGTACCTAGATGATTCCGGAAAAATAATTAGTTACTTAACTGCAAAAAAGCAAGGAATAGTTGCCTAACTGAAATTTAGTTCCTATATTTAAGTATCATTAAAAGTTAAAAGTGTTATGAGTGATATGATGATTTCAAACAGTAAGGCTGATCAAGTGATGACTATCGATCAGTTAAAGAAGGAAGTACCATTTGCCTTCTTAGATGCACCAACCCGTCCAGTATCTGACAAGTACGTCCACGTTCCTACGAGCCGTGTGATTGAAGACTTAATGTCGATGGGATGGCAACCCGTCCAGGCAGCACAGCGTCGAGGACGTGCCGGAAAGACTTCCATGTTTTCTAAGCATATGATTAAGTTTCAGAACCCTAGCTTGATTATCAAAGGCAACGAAGGTGATGATGTCTTCCCGCAAATCATCTTAACTAACTCTCACGACGGTACTCAGTCGTTTAAGTTCATGATGGGCTTGTACCGATTGGTATGTAGCAATGGATTGGTAATCGCCGATGAGGAGTTTGCTAGCTTCAAGATCCGTCACATGGGTTACTCATTCGAAGATCTCCAGCAATTGATTACTAATGCTGTTGAGGAGCTACCTAAGAAGGTAGAGGTTATCAATACTATGAAGAGTGTTGAGTTGACTGAGAAGCAGCAGAAGGATCTCGCTTTCAAAGCATTCCTACTCCGTCAAGGTATTGCTCTAGAATCTGAGCAGGCTAAGGAGGTTAAGATCTCTGATGAGGTACTTGAGAACATTCTTGAGACTCAACGAGCAGAAGATGCCGGAAGTGACCTCTGGGTAACCTTCAATCGAGTTCAAGAAGCTATCACTCAAGGAGGCTTCCAGGGTGCACTTCAAGGTGCTAAGATTCGTAAGGTGCGTAAGATTAAATCCTTCGAGAAAGATCTCAAGCTTAACCAACAGCTCTTCGATCTTGCTCTCCAATATGTCTAAAGAGGAATTGGATGTGTGGGCTGCCATTCAGTTGATGGCCCGCACTCCTACCTTTATAGAGCTAGAAGAAAGAAACGAAGGAGAAAAAACTTTTCCGGAAAGGTTGTAGGTACGGGCTTTTGTTCGTATCTTTAACTTGTTAAAAAAGATAAAGGTT